CAGTCCAGCAACTGGTAATCAAATGCAAAATATAGGTTTCGTTGAAAAAACAGACAACGAGAAAACAAATATGATCAAATTCTTAGTTGACAGTGCTAAAGGCACAAATACTTCTAAGATACAAAAGGAGGCAAATCCTATGGCAAAATCAACAAAAAAGACAACAGAAGAAATTGTTGAAAAGACTGATGTTGTTGTTGAAGATGTTCAGGTCGCTCCACAGGCAGAAGCCACAGTCGAAACTGCTGAAGTTACAAAGTCAGAAGAACTTGTAGCAGAAGCAATTCCAGCAAGTGATACAGAAACAGCAGAAGTTGCAAAAACTGAAGAGGTTAAAGCAGAAGAAGTTGTAAAGTCTGAATCAGTGGCAGAGGAAGTAAAGACTGAAGAGGTATCTAAGTCTGACGAAGTAATTGCAGATGCAGTTACAGAAATCAAAAATACTCTTACATCAGCCTTTAGCGATCTAGTTGCAACCGTTAAGTCTCTACAAGAGCAGGTAAATGCAATAACAAAATCTGTTGATGCAGTTTCACAAGAAGTTACTGCAGCAAAAGATGAATTTAGTGAATTTGGAAAGCGTGTTGACGCAGTAGAAGCAGATACAGCATTCCGAAAATCTGGAGATCTCGGTGAGATTATTCAGGAACAACCAGAAATGGTTGAAAAATCCCTATGGGGCGGTCGTTTCCTCAAAACAGCCGACTTATTTCGATAAGTTTAAATCACTAGGAGGTGTAATAATGTCGGAAGAAATCAAGAAAAATCAGCCAGGTACTTCAGGTAACATTGGTGGCACTGCTCCAGGACTCTATCAGGGTCAAGGCGCATTCGCATCAGGATCTGACGCAGCAGCGAACGTACCAGGCAATTACTCCGATGGTGGCGTTATTGGGAATATCCCAACAGCACTATCAGGAGTGACATCAGGTCCAAACGCAGTTAACCCTTCAGGTGATGCTGGTAGCGGTATTCTTCGTCCAGAACAAGCACGTCGTTTTATCGACTATGTTTGGGACGCAACAGTACTTGCACAGGATGGCCGTCGTGTAACAATGCGTGCTAACACAATGGAACTTGAAAAAGTTAACGTTGGTGAGCGTGTAATTCGTGCTGCTTCACAAGCACTTGGTGACTATACCAATGCTGGAGCAACATTCAGTAAGGTAGAACTTACAACCAAGAAGATTCGTCTAGATTGGGAAGTTTCTGCAGAAGCACTAGAAGATAATATCGAAGGTGCTGCTCTTGAAGACCACATCGTTCGTCTTATGACAAACGCATTTGGTAATGACATTGAAGATCTAGCCATTAACGGTGATGGATCAACAGGCTCATTCCTTTCAATTATGGAAGGTTTCGTACACAAGGTACAAACCGATGGAGATGCTCACGAAGCAGAGGTAACAGTTACCGATAATGCTTGGACAACTCCAGTTATGCAAGACATCATTCTAGCAATGCCACGTAAGTATCGTGCTATCAAGCAGAACCTAAAGTTCTATGCTGGTACAGATGCTTTCCAAGGTATTGTTAAGAACAATGGTACTCTTGCAGATGCTGTTGCTGAGGCTTTTGCTGGACAAGTTCCAGGAAGCACACAAGCAAATCGTCAAAACTACTTAGATGGTCTTGGTCAAACATTCGGTGGAGCACGTACAACTCGTGTTCTAGGTGTTGACGTACAAGAAGTTCCTTACTACCCAGCAGGATATGTTGATTTAACATTCCCTGCTAACCGTGTATGGGGCTTCCAAAGAGACATCACAGTAAACCGTGAATATGTAGCGAAAAAAGATACTGTAGAATACACAGTATTTGTTCGTTTCGGACTTCAATGGGAAGAGCAGGATGCAATTGCATTCGCTGACGCTGCTTCAGATTCCTAATCTGTAAACAGTTTTAGGGGGGATGAGAGTTAATTCTCTTGTCCCCCTTTTTCACTTATAATGATATAATACAACAAGGAGGAGACTATGTCTGATGTTAAAGAAAAAAACAAACAAGCGCTTGGTTCGGTTGGCAATGGTATCTTTGGCACTGTCACTGTTTCTTCAGAAAATTTATCAGAAACGCAACAAAAAAAATCAAAAATAGAAAAAGATGTAGTTGCAATCCATTCTTCCAAAAATATTTATTGGTCTGGGGTAGGTAAAATTTTAAAAGGGTACAATATAGTTGAAAGACATAATGCTGAAAAATGGCTTACAAAGCCAGGAATTAGAAGTGCTACTCCTGAAGAAGTAGCAAAGGAGTACGGTTTATAGTATGGATATATTAAGGGTTTCTACATATCCAAAAGTAACAACTTGGGATGTTCCAGAGGCAAATGCAGAATATACAATTTATGTTGAAGACTTGGTTGATCATGTATTAACAAATACTGTGGTTAACTCTACAGCCTCTAGCACTATTACATACAATATAACTCAGTCTGAATCATTTATAGATAGATCGTTTTTATTTCAGGTAATGGATGAGGATGATAACTTAGTCATAGAAGATAATATAGATTTAATTAGGCCATATGTTGATCCTAATATTCTTGGATCTACTGCTTCTGAAATTACAGAGTACACACAGTTAGAGATGGTTGCAAGATCTATTATTGATACAATTGTGGTAGATGGTTTTTATAATTTAAAACAAATAGTTCAAGGCGTTGGGCAAGGATCAGACTATTTTAGTATTTGGAAAAAATTTAATAAAATATTAAAGGTTTATGAAAACAACCTTTTAATATATGACTTTGAAACTCCAGATGATAATGTTTATACATTTAATATAACTGGAGACAATTCTGCAGTACAACGTGTTTTTGATGGAGCATATAATAGAGTTGAGCAAGGATCAATAGTTCTTCCTCCAGCCTATGGAGATTTGGGCTCAGTTGGTAGCGGTAGAATAGTAGATTTCCCAAGAGGGTATGACTATACTTTTGTCTTAGATGCAGGATATAAAACTGTTCCTACAGATGTTGAGTATGCAACAAAACTATTAATTGAAGATTTAAAATGTGGAAAATTAGATTATTATAAGAGATATGTGACATCTTACAATACTGATCAATATAAAATTCAGTTTGACAAAAGTGTTCTTTCTGGAACTGGAAATATGATAGTTGATAAAATTTTAGAAAAATATTTGATAAACATTCCAAGGCCAGGTGTGATTTAATGATATGCGAGCCAAACGATTTTATTCATCCAATGTGTGCAGATATTTATTATTCAATATCCACACAAGGCGGCTTTGGTGAAATAAAAAAACAATGGCTGCTAGATAGAACAATAGCATGTAATGCCGCTCCATCTGCTAGAAAAAATATTGAAGAATTAGATCCTAAAATGATTTCACAACTAAATAATAGATTAAATGCAAGATCTTTAACAGATCTAAGAATATCTTCTTTAGATAAACCTTATTCTATTACAGATATTTTAATTACCAATATTAGAGATAAGCACGATAACTTAATATATAAAGAGACATCTGGTCTAAGGTCTGGAAAAGGAACTATATATGAAATTGCAACAATACAGCCTTTTGTTGGTGCTTTTGGGAATGTAGAATCCTATCAAATGGTTTGGAGACGTACTGAAAGCCAGGCATCAGTAGACTAATGCGTGTTAGATTAAATACAGTAGCATTTGAAAAACAATTAAATAATTTAGTTAATTATTCTTTAGGATTTTTAGAAGGTACAGAATCTGGAAAAAAAATATTTCTAGATCAACTTGGTAGGGGGACGGTTGAGGCTTTAAAATTATATATTGACGCAATGGCAAGAAGCAATCCTCAATCTTTGCATCATGTTTACGAATGGTATCAAACTGGAACTCAAGAAGGAAGACTTTTTGATGTCCAGTATAGAATAACAAATGCTGGAATTTCTATTGATTCTAATTTTAGACAATCTAGTTCGATTCAATCTGGCTCATACGAGCCATTTTATAGTAAGGCTAAAATAATGGAAAATGGAGTCTCAGTTGTTATAAGGCCTAGGGGTAATAATCCTTTAGTATTCCAAGATAATGGAGTTACAGTTTATACTAAAAAAACAATTGTAAATCAGTTTCCTGGAGGCAAAGAAGTTCAAGGATCATACGAACAAACGTTCGATAACTTTATAACAAAATATTTTGCTCAATCATTTTTAACCGCATGTGGCCTATATGATTATTTAAGTAAGCCTACAATATATAAGAAAAATTTTTCAGCAGGCATAAGAGGCGGTAAATCAGTAGGCCAGGCAACTGGATTTAAATGGATCGTAAACGCAAAAGTTGAGGTAGAATAGTACTATGGCTACAGTAGCAGAAACTTTTGATTTCCCACCAAAATATATAAATTATTATTTGCATGAACTTTTAAGTTCTTATGAAGATATTAATATGGCACAGAATCCATCAGTTGACAACTATATTCCATTTTCTCCTGCTGGCGTTAACTATGATCTAGATGCTTATTATCAAAATTTACAATCTTCGGCAGAGTTTCAAGGAGAGTTGCCAGCAGTATTATTCTATGACAGAATGCTTAGATTAAGAAATATGCCATTTTATGTTGGCAAAAGAGAGCAAACTCTTTATACTGTCTTTGCCAGAACAGAAGACGCACATAAAATAGGTATGGTTATTTCTCAAGTTTTAGATAGAGAGGATGCCTCTGCTCAAGATTTAAATAAATGGATGCATGAAAATGAGACTAATCTTATTGCCAAAGGCTGTCCAATGAAGGTATTTTTTAGAAGTATGAGAGTTTTTCAGGTAGATGAATCTAGAGATTTAATAGAATTGAATACATATAAGGGTGGAACAATGCATAAATATATAGTTGAGTATGACTACCACCTTAAAGACAACCCAGATTTCTTATAATAAAAGGCTGTATAATTATGGCGAGGAAACAAATCGTCCATATATTAACCAAAAAAAGAGGTGAAATAAATGGCATATACAAGAGGTACATCTAGCGATATTATCGTTGGCGCTGCTGCACTGTTTACAGCAGATAGTACATTGACACCAGGCACTGTTCCTGCGTTCGTATCAACTCAGTCTTATAAAGAGACTTTGTCAAACTCAGCAAATATTGCTGCAGGTATTGAAAACGTTGGTTACACAAGCAATGGTATCGAAATCACATTCCAACCTGATTTCGGCGAAGTACAAGTAGATCAAATTCTTGACGTTGCTAAACTCTACAAACAAGGAATGCAGGTAACTCTTGCTACCTCTTTTGCAGAAGCAACATTAGAAAATCTACTATTCTCAATTGCAGGTCAAAGCGAAGATCTTTCAGGAACAAAAACATCGTCAGCAGGACGCACACTTGATCTTGCGTCAGGCGATATTGGAGAATGTCCTGTAGAGCGTGCTTTAATTGCAGTTGGTCCAGGAACTGGTGACTGTGAAGACTCATCAACTGTTGAGCGTGTATACGTTGCATACCGTGCACTTTCTATTGAAAATGTTACAGTATCAGCAAAGCGTGACACACCAACAATGTTTGATGTTACATTCCGTCTACTACCAGAAGATACTTCTGGATCATACGGAAAGATTATTGACCGTACAATACAAAGTTCATAATCTTAATAAATAATAAAAGGCTCACTGGGTAAACTGGTGGGCCTTTTTTGATATAATAGAAAGATGCCAACTACAGTTTATGAAACTAAATATATTTATACATTTGACGGTATAGAAATAGAAATCTCTCCACTAAAAATTAAATATCTTAGAAATTTTATGTTAAACTTTGAGCCGATTAAAAAATCTAAAGGGGACGATGAATCTATTTCTATATTAGTAAAATGTGTAAAAGTAGCAATGAAACAGTTTTACCCTCCCCTTTCCAAATCAGTTGAAGATATAGAGGAAAATTTTGACCTTCCAACAATATATGAAATAGTAGACATTGGAGCAGGAATTAAAATTAATAAAAAATCGGAAGAGTCTGTTAAGGATCAAGCCTTAGACAGCGGTCAAACGTGGGAAAGTTTAGATTTAGTCAGACTAGAGTCAGAAGCATTTTTGCTAGGTATTTGGAAAGATTATAATGAACTTGAGTCATCAATATCAATGCCAGAACTAATGGCTATCATAGAATCAAAAAGAGAGATGGAATATGAAGAAAAGAAATTTCTTGCTGCAATTCAAGGAGTAGATATTGAAAAGGACAAACCAAAAGAAGAAGATGCATGGGTCAAACTAAAAAATAAAGTATTCAATGAGGGTAGAGACGACAAAGATATTTTATCTTTTAAAGGCTCAAAAGCAGTACGTGCAGGGTTTGGTATTGGCATGGGGCTAGACTACGAAAATTTAACCTAAAAATAGGTTGTTTCGTGCTATAATTACTATAAACAAATCCTTAAGGAGGAATAGTGGCAACAAGCATTAAAGAAAAAATAACATTAATTGATGGAACTCAAATTGAACTTCGTCCACTTAAAATTTCATTATTAAGAAAATTTTTAGTTACTTTTGAAGGTATTCAAAAGGTATCAGAAGATAACAATAAGTCTATGGACATTCTGCTAGATTGTGTTCAAATCGCAATGGAACAATACAAACCAGAACTGGCTAAAGATAAAGATGCATTGGAAGAAAACCTAGATCTTCCAACTTTATATAAAATTATTGAAGCAGCAAGTGGTACAAATTTGGGAGAAAGTAATCTTCTTAATACTGCGCTTGGTAATTAATAAAATCTAGGGGGTGCAAATGAATGAGTGATGTTAATGCTAGCATTAAAGTCAATATTGACTCATCTCAAGCACTATCAGAGTTAAAGTCTTTACAAAGACAAATATCTTTATTCCATACCAATATAGCAAAATCTAGTGCTCAGGCAGCACTAGCACAACGCACATTACAGACAGATCTGCTCAATGCAATTAATGCAACGGGCAGATTTTCTGCTGAAATGCGAACAATTAAAACATCTACAGAAGCATTTACAAATTCATTAGAAAAAAATAAATTTAGTATAAGGCAATATTTTAGATATGCTGGTGGAGCAACAAAAACATTTGGAAAATTATTTAGAGGTGAGTTTGACACAATATCTCAGGTTGCAGAAGATCGTGTTAAACGAATGCAAACGCAATATATTAAGATGGGTCGAGATGCTAAAGGCGCAATGCAAGCCATGGCAATTACTCCTAAGCAACTCAATATGGAAGATTATGCAACAAAGATGCAAATTACTGCTCAAAAGCAACAGTTATTTAATCAACTATTAAAACAAGGATCTACCAACTTATTAAATTTTGGTAAGAATACACAGTGGGC